CCATGAGCGCTCTTGATCATTGACTCTTGGACGATGAACGCGGACTCAACCCCGAGCTTCTTAATCTTGTCTTCCAGGAGGCGTTTGACAGACTGAGCCAGGCTCTTCTGCACCTCCCGGACGCAGACCGTCCTCCGGTTGGGATTCATGATGTGCTCTTCGATGAGCATCTCTGCGAAGAAGTGCGACTTCCCTGATCCACGACCGCCATGCGCGGCCTTGTATCGGGCTGGCTGGAACAGAGGAACGGCCCATCGCGGCGTCTCGATTCTGAGGGTGGAGTCAATCGCCAACGACGACACGTTCGATCTTCTGAATCGTGAGGGGTGATTCTTCGTCGCCAGCGATCACCTTGCGCTCACCATACTTCTTGGGGGCAAGCTTGGCTGCTCGCCACTGCCGTGCCCAGATACGGAGCTTGACCACCTGCCAATCATCCGTGCTGGCCTCGTCAGCCATGTCGATGATCTTATCCATCTCCGCGTCCTGCTGGTCCATCCTCGCCCTAGTGAGCTTGGCCTGGAACTCCGCGTCACGGATCGCCATGCGGTAGACGGTTGCGGGGGCTACCTTGAACGCGGCACAGGCTTGACCCATGCTCGATCCGGTAGCGATCAGCTCCAGGAACTCATCTTGCTGAGCTGGAGTCCACTTGATCATTTTCCTTGGCATCGCGCGATAGCTCTCTCTTTTCGACAACCTTCGGCTTCTGGGGACGCCGCCCATTGTCCCAGACCTCGAAGTGTTGCCGCTCAAAGATCCACACTAGCATTTGACGCTCCTCCGACGGGGCAACGGGCGGAAACCACCGCCGGGGAGCCCACACATTGTATCAATCACTTAGCCTTGTCACCACCGTGCTTTTTGTAAAGCTCCTGGCCCTCACGATAGCCCTTCTCATAAGAGCCGCCCACATAGACGTTGAAGGGCTTCTGAGCGTAGCCGTCCTGCTTGCCCAGGAGGCGGTTAAAGTCGTGCGCTTTCACTTTCAATGGATGCTCCCCCCGTTATGCTCAATCCACTCCCTGACAAACTCTCCAGCGGACTCCATCTCCCTACCCAGGAACGCGGCGAATTCCACCATGAGTTCATTGATTAGCCTAGACTCCGCCTCCGTGGGCTCACCACTCATAACTAGACTTACCGCCTCGCGCTCGGGGTCCCACTCAATCGCGTGAATCTCTACCATTGCTGGCTCCGCAGTCAGGTTCGCGTTGGTCATAGTCGGGCCAATGCCCTTGGCAGACCATATCATTGTAGAACTCTGCGTCGTCAACGGCTTTCTGGTAGCTGTCGTCGCAGGCAACGACCATCCCCACGAGGAGGATGGCGGCAATCCAGATTGAAATATTCATAAGAGCGTGATCGTCCCGTCTTCGTCGTCGCGATGCACAATCGACTCGACATAGTCGAAGATGTCAGGCCAGTGCCGGGAGATGCACTCCCGCTCAAGGGCCTCGTTGAAGGGCTCCTGGGTTGCACCGACCTCCCAGAGCAGCGCGGGGAAGTCGTCCCCGATGGCACACCAGAGTTCATCAATCTCGCGGTGCGCTATGGTGTCCTTGAGCCACCGGCTTGCGATCTCATCGATGCGGTCCTGATTCGCCTTCCAGTGCTCATAGCCCCAATCGTGTTCTGCTGCCATGTCTGTCTCCTCAGTTGCCCGTGCAAAGCCGACCGTAGTCAATCGCCGCGAACAAATACTGTTCCATAGCTTTCCTAGGACCACCTTTGTTAACCCGGCGCTCCGCCCAGGAGAGAGAGCAGTTCCGCTCCGCCATCGTGAGCAGCACTTCAGGATCCATGCTTAAAAGAAATTGTCGGACCTCCCGATGTGTCCCGCGGCGGGTCTTCTTTTCGACAAGGGTAGCAAGGCGGTTAGCCCTGTCTTTGCGAAGAAGCGCCCAAAACTGGTCGCGAAATTTATCGGCGTTCTGGTCAGCGATGCGTTGTTGTGCATTCATTGTCTGTCTCCTCGTCCGTGGCCCCTTGCCACACCGCTATAATCTCCCAAATCGTTTACGATGTACATACTTTGTTTAGACTGTTTAGTTCTGAAAAACGCTCTTCATATGCCATGATGCGATTTTTAGCTACTCGCAACCGATTAAAGTCATTATAACTCAAAGGCTTACCTCTTTTCTTGTCTTCTTCAGCAATCCGTACCACAAGCCTGTCAAGTTCAATCTCTTCGACCATGCGCTTCGGGATATAACCCTGCTCCAGCGGCTTCTTAAAGAGAACGCTTGCAGGAAGTGATAGCGCTTCCACCACCTCGAGGCCATTCGCTCCACAAGCGAAGCAATGGCACAGCACGCGGCCATCCTTCTCGGCAATGCTCATCGATGGGTTCTTATCCCCGTGGACAGGGCAGCAGGCCACCCAATTGTCCTTCCCCGTGGATCTCACCTTTTCCAATCGGTCGAGTAGTTCGTCAATCATTGTCTGTTGCTCCATGCTTTCCCGATCTTCTTCACCGCTTGGCGGAATGACGCTTTCTCATTGCCCCTCAAAACGTCAGACTCGTTGACGTGCGCTAGCACCCTGAGCAAAGCTCTAGCTTGTTTTTCCGTGAGCATCTCCTGCTCATACTGCTCGAGGGTCCGCCGCTTCCTCGTTCCACGCTCCAAGCTCTGCATTTCTGCTCCCTCCCCAGAGATCATTCGTTTCCTCTCCATGCGTGACTTTGCTTCTGAGTTTCGACTCGTAGACCGGGCGGGTAATCCGCTCCCGGTAGGTTTCATGCCGATACTGGGCGTGCCAGCCCTTCGCCAGCATCCACTTAAGCTCTTCTGCGAGCATTCGCCCTCCTAATCTGCTGATGCTTGATATACCCCATGACCTCCGGGGAAATGTCGTTGCAGGAGCTTGGCGTGATCCGCTCAGGCCATGCCCCGAACTTCTGTTGATAAAGGTGTGAAGCCCAGCCCGACTTATAGCCCTGGTAGTGTGCGTAGAGGGCCAGTTGGCCGTACCAGTCGCCGCGGGAAAGCGGGACCTTCTTCAACCTCTCCAGGCGCTTCAGCTCGCTGCCATCGGTCTCTAAACGGTCCTTGATCGGATGGGTGTAGCCGCAGGCGCATCTCATGCCCACAAACTTGCGGTAGCACTGGGGGCAGTCGTGGGTCTTCTTCTCCTTCTTCTCCTTGACCTGATTCTTCTCGCTGAAGCCCTTTTTTCCTAAATCTAGGGATTCTGGTTCCAAATCTTCCGCGAACCCGTGCCTTGCCACGTTCCCCGCGTGATCGAGGTAGATGGCGTCCTCTTTGCCTTCAGCCGTCCGCATAATCCTTCCCGCCCTTTGAACGTAGGCGATGATTGATTTAGTCGGGAAGCAATCGATCAGGCATGACACCTTCGGAGCGTCATAGCCGACATTCAGCAGCCTCGAGCAGGAGAGGATCAGGAACTCACCTTCGTCGTGGGCGCGGTAAATGATTTGCCTTTCTTCGTCGTCCATATATCCGTCGATGTGAACCGCAGGGATTCCAGCCGCGATGAACTGGTCCACCATGTCCCTGGAGTGCTTTATCGAAGGCGAGAAGGCAATCGTCTGCCGCCCTTCCGCGTGTTTCAGCCAGTTCTTAATGATGTCTCCAACCAGGGTCTGGTCGTCCTCCGTGGCCTTCCCCAAGGCAATGGGGTCATAGTCGGATCCACCCGTTTTTAGCGCCCGCCCCTTGATATTAGACACATCGACCGAGGCGCCGCCGTAGTACGTCACGGGGGTAAGGAATTTTCCTTCCAAAAGCTCTGTAGGCGTGATCGGGCAGACAAGATCGTTGTAAGCCAGGCCCAGCCCCTTGGAATATGGCGTAGCCGTGAGGCCGATGAACGGGACCGCCGTGTAGCGATCCATCATGAATTGCGTCGCCTTGTAGTGGACGTGCGCCTCATCGATGATCGCAAAATCAAACTCGGGGAGGTGCTTCCGTCGAGCAATCGTCTGGATTGAGGCGATCTGGATGGGCGCCCGGTAGTTCGTTCTCTCATGGCTCCCCTGCATTACCCCTACGTCTAAGCCCTCCCTGTCAAAGGCCGCTAAAGCCTGCTGGACCAGCTTGATCCGGTCGCAGATGAAGATGCCGCGCTTGCCCTTCTTCGCTGCCTCAGACAGCAGGTAGGCCGCGGTGATCGTCTTCCCAAATGAACATGGCGCCGCCAGGATCGGGCGCGTCTTTCCCCTTCTCAGAGAGTCGCGGAGCATCTCTACCGCTTTCTCTTGATGTGGTCGTAATTGCATTTCGTCCTCTCAAACGCGATGGCTTGGACCCCTAAATGTAAAGGGTCGCGGGAGAGGACTGAAATAATTTTTTGGAATAAGAAGGAGGGGGCCGGTCGCTCGAGAGCGTAAAGGGTGCAAGGGGAGTGAGGAGACGCCCACCCGGCCAAATTGTTGCACAACCCCAGGGATAGGTGTAGGGTTGAAAGCGTCGGTGGGGCTAGCAACCCCTGAAGAACCGACGGGACGAGGATTGGAATCGATCACCCGACGCATCGCCATGATAGCGTCCTCGGTGGCCTAACACAATCCTCTATCGTCTCCGTTCTTCAGGCTGATGCCCATATTTTGTGCCGACTGGTACTGCTCACCACAAGATGTGCTGTCGCATCGCGCAGCCAGCAGCAAAGCGAGACGCCCAGGGACAACCTCTGAGGACGGGACAAACAGCGTAAAGGTGCCATCGAATGATGGGGGGCGGTGTTGCGAGCCGCAGGTAAATCGTTGCTGATGACCGTCTCTGGGCTGGAAATAGAAGTAGATCCGTGATTGGGGGCACCAACAGTCCTCAAAAGACCACTGCGCTCTGAAGAAAATGGGGTCTTTCTCACGCGAGGACAGGGACAGGGGGTGTGAGGGTTAACCTCACCCCTCCGTCCTAAGTTTTCAATTTCTACACTTAAGGAAATTGAAAATTGAAATCCTCAAATTGGGGTTGCATGGTCAAAACAATGTCGGCATACTGTCTGTGGGATTGATGAGGAGACACACAATGCAAACCCTTCCCGCGCACGTTTGGGCAACCCTGTCCAAGATTGACGTTTCTGAGCACGTCGAGAAGAAGCAAGGCTTGTCGTACCTATCCTGGGCTTGGGCCTGGGGCGTGATGTGCCAGCACTTCCCCGATACCACCTATGAGTTCAGCTCGAACGACTTCCCGGATGGGACGGTTGAGTACGTCTGTACCGTTACAGTCCGCCATTGCGGTCAGACACACAGCCAGACCATGTGGCTGCCTGTTATGGACCACCGGAACAAAGCGATCCAGAACCCGGACGCCTTTGCCCGTAATACCTGCAAGATGCGCTGCCTGGTTAAGACCCTTGGAGTACTAGGATTGGGCTGGTCGGTCTACAGCGGGTGCGACCTACCTGACGTTGGTGAGCCCGAGACGATCGACGACAAGGAACAGCAGCTCCTCCACGACATGATCGTCGAGACCAACACGGACCTAGAGAAGTTCTTCTCCGCGTTCAGGATTAAGGCCCTTTCCGAGATGCCCAAGGAACGCTTTGAGAAAGCCCTGAACCTCCTGAGGAAGAAGATGGAGAGCAAATGAGAATCTTGGACGTAGAACAGGGTTCTGAGGAATGGCTGGCGGCGCGTCTAGGCGTGCCGTCCGCCTCGATGTTCTCAAAGTTAATAACTCCAACTGGTAAGCGTGCCGCGTCCTTTGACGGCTACGTCAATCAGTGCGTTGCGGAGATCGTCACCGGGCAGGCGACGCCCTTCCCCCAGACCGATGCAATGGCGCGGGGGACGGAGCTGGAGCCGATGGCCCGTGCTTACTATGAGTTAGAGACGGGGAACGAGGTTGTCGAGATGGGTTTCATCAAGCACGAAACCCTCGAGGCAGGTTGCTCCCCGGATGGCTTCGTGGGCGAGGATGGTGGCATAGAGATCAAGTGCCCCCTGCCTCACACCCACGTTGAGACCCTGAGAGGCGGCGTCATGCCGTCGAAGCACATCCCCCAGGTGCAGGGGTGTATGTGGATCACGGGAAGGACGTGGTGGGATTTCGTTTCCCATCACCCCGACATGCACACTCTGATCGTTCGGATTGAGCGAGACGAGGCGTTTATCAAGACCCTGGAAGAGCTGGTCACTGAGGCCTGCGAAACCATTCACTTACTTGCGAAGGATATTAAGGCATGAGTTCAGTCAACAAAGCGATCATCCTCGGAAACGTCGGGCAAGATCCTGAGGTTCGACAAACGAAAAATGGGACGTCTGTCTGCAATTTCAACATCGCCACCAACAAGACTTGGAAGACCCAGGACGGGCAGAAGCAAGACAAGACCTCCTGGCACCGCGTCACAGCCTGGGGAAAGGTGGCCGAGATCGCTGGTAAATATGTCAAGAAAGGCTCTCAGGTTTACGTTGAAGGCGAGCTGGAATACGACAGTTTCACGAATAAGGACGGGGTCGAAGTGCCAACCTTTGAGATTGTCATTCAGTCCTTGCAGCTCCTGTCTCGATCTGAGTCAAAGCCAGCAAAGCCTAAGCCTGCCGACGATGATTTCTCAGATGAGGTGCCGTTCTAATGGACTTCGGACTCCGATTAGTTGCGATCCAGCTTGAAGAGAAGCTGATGAACAAGGATCTCGCGAAGATCCTTGAGGTGCATCCAGTCCAGGTTGCCCGCTGGCGGCAGATGCGTGACATGAAGCTCTCCATCGCCGCCCGCATCGCCAAAGCCGTGAACCGGCCCCTTGAGGACTTTGTGGAGGAGTAATGTTCAAAAGGGTTACTTATCTTGTGATGAAGAAAGAGGACCGCCTGACGCTGAATCAAGCTCGGGCGGTACTCAAGGCGCTGACGACCGTTGACGTTGACGCAGTTCTCAGCGGCCAGGACAAGCCCAACCTGCGTATCGCAATGGAGAAGCTCGAGGAGGCCGTGGAGCAGGCGGCATATCAGCATGACTTACGAAGCGAGCGTGACCAGCGAATCGCAAGGGAAGCCTTGCCTATCTTTTTGGAGCACCGGGGTTAGACATTTCTGCTTTTTAAGCAAAGGGAGAGGAGCAATGAACGAACAACCAAAACTGCGAGTTTCCGATGTTGGTGTGATCTCTGTGGATTCGAATGATCTGGCTCGCAGCAAAGCAGGCAGAAAACAAATCGAGGCGCTTGAACGCTTAACGAAAAACCGTCGAATTCCGCCGACATTTGCTTCAGCAAAAGCAAAGGGAGAGGAGCATGAGTGACGATGTGAAGCAGTCCCTCGCAGAACTGCAAGACCTTGTGCTGTGCCGATGCCACGACGCATACAAAATCCGACGTTTGCACGATCCTGACTGTCATTGCGATGTCGCCGAGTCTGTAAAGGCCATAGCCGACCGCATCGAAGAGCTGGACCTGAACGATAGACGGTACAGGTGGATCAGGGACGGCGGCTGGATGCTGATTGGCAAGGATCGTGGGAACGGTCCCGAATGGCCGGAGGCCGCTGAAGTTGACCGGCTGGTGGATGCCGCTATCGCAAAAGCAAAGGGAGAGTGAGTGATGCAAGGGGATTTTTGGCGTATTGAGAACAAGCAACGCATTGACGAGGTTTTTGCGAACCTCAAGCAACACATCCTCGACACCTGGGACTGGGCCAAGCCCTTAGCTCTACAGGTGAAGCCTTACGAGGGTAAGCGTTCCCTTGACCAGAACGCGCTGTTCCATGTCTGGATTCGGGAGATGGTCGCCCACTTCAAACCGGCTCGGCCGGAACTCGACGAGGAAGAAATGAAGGCGATTGTGAAATATCGCTTCCTCGGGACTGAATCCATAAAGGCTGGTAAGATTATGATTGACAACCAGTTACGTCATACATCAAAGCTCAAGCGCGGCGAGATGTATGAGTTTATGGAGCAGGTAAATCAATGGTGTCTCGACCTTGGATTGAACCTCACCGTGCCCGACGACTCAGAATTTATGCAAATACGCCGGTCCCAGGCGTAAACCTTCGGGGGGAGGGGTGATGGGAGCGCCAATTCAAATAGACCCAGAGCTTCTCAAGTACGCGGTTTCCGAACAGGAGAAGCGCTACATTGAGAAGACCATTGAGATCGGCTCCATGCGGGCGGCGTCGAAGGCCTTAGGCGTCCATGACGGCACCATCCGCCAGGCCATCCAAAGGGTCCAGGCTCGGGCCGCGAAGATGGGGTATGCGCCAGAGCATGACCTCAACAAGCCCACCACCGAGCCCTACTACGTTAAGGGCACCTCGACGCTCTATGACGAAGACGGCAAGGCAAAGTTGCAATGGGTCAAGACTGATTTAGACAAGCAGAAGCTGGACGAGCTGTACCGGGAGTTCATCGAGGCAGCCTCAGGAGAGATCCCCAGGGAGCCGCCCAACGAGTCCAAGCCCGAGCCAGACAACCCCGAAACAATCAATCTCATCGTCATTACCGATTACCACCTCGGGATGCTGGCCTGGTCCGAGGAGACCCGGCAGGACGATTGGGACACAAGCATCGCGGAGGACCTCCTAGTCCGCTTCTTCGAGGAGGCCATCCGCAGGGCGCCTAAAACGGCAGGGGTGGTCGTCTGCTTCCTGGGCGATGACATGCACTGGGATTCGGTCCAAGGCCCTCTAACGCCAGCCTCGGGCCATCTCCTCGATGCCGATGGGCGGTTCCCGAAAGTTGTCCGTATCTGGATTCGCGTCCGTCGTCGCATCAATCAGATGCTGCTCGACAGATTCCCGTGGGTTCACTTGATCGAGGCAGAGGGCAACCACAACCCGACCAGCTCGGTCTGGATGCGGGAATGGATGGCCGCCATGTACGAGGACGAGCCCCGGCTGACGGTCGATCAATCTGTGGACCCCTACTACTGCTTTGAGTGGGGCGACGTGTCGCTGTTCTTCCACCACGGACACAAGCGGAAGCCAACAAACGTGGACGATGTGTTCGCGGCCAAGTTCCGTGAGGTGTTTGGGCGAACGAAACACTCCTACGCGCACCTCGGACACCTCCACCATCGGCATGAGATAGAGTCAAATTTGATGCTTCTGACTCAACATAGGACTCTCGCAGCCTCGGACTCATACGCCTCCAGAGGTGGCTGGATCTCGGGGCGTGAGGCGCAAGTGATCACTTACCACAAGAGGCACGGGGAGGTCGGACGGATCGTAATTTCCCCAGACATGATCGAGGAGACACGATGAACAGCTACGGAAACATGAACGAGAGCCTTCGCAGGAACGCGGCCTACCAGCAGGTGGGTTGTGAGTTCATGCCTGGGTATGGGTCAAGTGCCTTCCGCCTGACCATCGAGGACGGGGCCAAGCGCGTCTCGGATGTGTTCTACATCTACAACGACGCCGATCTCAACGCGGCCATCAATAAGCTCTACGGGCGGCTGTGATGCGCTCCGTCCATTTCGAGGAGTTAGACGAGGACGAGGACGGCTGGATTCAAGTCACTTTGACCGTGATTACCGACGACCCAGCCCTCTTGAGCCGCGCCAGGAAGGCAATGAAAGCGGTTGTGGATGATACGCCCCGCCTAAGCGCGATAAACGGCCCTAGGAGCGACGACAATGCCTAAACAGCTACTGGGGTATGGGGTAGTCCTATTCGCCCTCCTAGGCCTCCTAGCGGCCCTTCCAGGGGCACTTATCGCCCTTCCGTGCTGGTGGGTAGCTTTGCAGCTTTTAGATCAGTTGGAGGACTAATGTCACTCAAGCGTGAGGCGTGCGACATCCAATTTTCATTTTGCGTTAGGGCAAAGGCCAACTGGTCCTGCGAGCACTGTGGCAAGTCTTTCGGAGGGACAAGTCCGGGGCTGCATTGTGCCCACATTCATGGGAGGCGCCATAACAGCGTGAGGTGGTCTTTAGACAACGCGGTGAGCCTCTGCGCCTACCACCATCGCTATTTCACAGAGAACCCCACGGAGTTCTTCATGTGGCTTGAGAAGCATCTTGGGCGTTGGCACTTGGACGTCTTGCTGGAAAAGAAGAACGCCATCTTCAAGGGCTCGAAATACATCAAGAAGGAGGTCGCTGCCTACTACCGGGAGCTTCTAGGCACGTTCGGGAAGCTAGACAAAGAGGGCCGCTGGCACCCGCATGAGTTTTCTGAGGAGGACAGGCCAGAGTGGCTCTCATACAACTGATCGCCAGTCGAGGCCCTGGAACATCAGGGCTTCGGCCTCTCTCCTTCGGACCAGGCCGTCAAGCACTCTCCCGCCCGCCTTATTCCAGCGCCTGATTTCATCAGGCACAGCCCCAAGATCCCCAGCGTTAAGCCGACGCAGTAGGGTACTGCTCTTGAAGTTACCTGGACCCAGGTTGAAAACCCACGAAACCAGCGCGTCGAACTGACATTGCTCAAGGCTGCGTTGACAGAGTGCGGCGACATACCCTTCAAACTCCTCAAGATCTTCGATCAAGAGCGCTTCCGCCTGCTCCTGATCAATCACATCACCTTCGCTAACATCACCAGTATGGCCGTAGCCAATAGTCCAGACACCAGCAGGGCACAGATAAGCGTCCAGCGAGCAACCT